CGCGCAGGCCTTGCGTGAGTTCTTCCAGGCCCGTGACTTGACCATGGATGATCAGATCGCGCAGGAATGGGGGATTGATCCCAGCACCTTCGCGGAGATGGAGATCAGCGGCGGCCGTGTTGCGATTCCGCTTTCCAATTTTGCCGCTTACCTCTCCGGGTCCGACGCCGAGGCATGGGTGCGTGAGAATGCGACCATGGACCCCGACGAGCTGTCGATTGCCGAAGCGCAGGCATTTGCGGATCTGGTCCCGGAAGATGCGGCCGATGCATACGAGCGGCAGGTGGCCGAGATGCGGGCAGAGGACGAGGCCAGAACCTCCGATCAGCAGGTATTCGACGGGGTATATTCTCAGCTGCGCGAGGCGGGGCGCACGACGGACGTGGCCGACAAGGAAGCCCGCGTCATGTCCTCGTTCTTCCGCACGATGGCCGAGCGGGTGGGGGATGATGCGCTGGATCTGGCGCGGCGGTTCGGCCTGCGCATTCAGGGGCCAGACGCTGATGGTATTCCCCGCCGGCGCGGCGCGCTGGACATCATGCTCAATGATCTGCGTGCGAGCAGAAAGGAAAGCACCGGGCGCAGCCTGACGCGCTTTGTGATCGACGAGGGCGGCGTTCAGGACACCGGCGGCGATGTCGCGGAACTGGGGATCAAGGGGCTGGTGTCCGAGACGGCGGAGCAGATCCGGGAACGGCAAGCGCAGGGCACTATGCCGGGGATGATGCCGGCGCCTGGCAGGGGGCTGGCTCTGGACGAGTTGGGCCGGATGGCGGTGGAGGCCGGTTATTTCCCCGAGCTGATGGGAGAGGTCCAGGGTTTGAACGATGGCGAGGCCGCTGATCTTGGCGCGGCTCTGCTAGAAGCCCTGCGCGAGGAGGCTAGCGGCCGCCCGCGTTACCTGCCGGGTGAGGGATCGGATCCGGCGCGCGCGGCGCTGAATGCAGAGTTGCAGGCGCGCGGCCTCGATCCGGCGACTATGAGCAACGACGAGATTGCGGTGGCGCTGGAGGAGGGGGCGGGTGACACTTTCTGGCAATCGGCGCGCATGGGCGAGATCGAGGCGATGGCTTCTAGCCTTGGGGTCGACCTGGCTGTGTCGGAGCGCAACGGATACATCACCATCAGTCGTATTGTTTCCGGCGAACGCGGCAGCGGGGCAGGCTCCCGCGTCATGCAAGCCGTTGCTGACCATGCCGACGCATCGGGGCAGGTAATCGCCCTGACCCCTTCTGCTGATTTCGGCGGATCAGTCGCCCGCCTGCGGGAGTTCTACAAGCGGTTCGGATTCGTCGAAAACAAGGGGCGGAACAAGGATTTCGGCACCCGCGAAACCATGGTCCGACCGCCTGCCGACCTCCGCACTCTTTTCCAGAGTTCCCACGACAAGGGTGGCCGTGCTGCGCTGGCATCCATGAACGGCGATATGACGCTGCGAGCCGTGGCCATACCCGATACGGCCCGCGCGGATGACAGGAAAAGCGCGCTTGCAAAGCTATCCGACGCCAAGGGCGAGTATCGAACCGCCAGCGGCGAATCCGTCACGATAAGCCGGGCGGCGCGCAAGATTTTCTCTGGTTCATTCCCCGAGGGGCGCTTGCGCCTGGCCGGTGCGATCCCGGATTTGTTGCAATCGGCTGTGGTCTACAATGCTGACACGCCCCAACGCGCCTATGCCGTGGCGCTGGCTGATCTGGACGGGCAAAGCATCATCGTTCGCATGGTGCTGAACGATGACGGAAGCGGGTCCGAAAAGCTCTATGCGCTGGAAGGGTTCGAGATGGCCCCGATAGCCTGGAGAGACGCTAAGGCGGAAGTCTCCGATCAGGAGCAGGTCGGGGCCAAGCCTGCCATGGGTTCCGCTCCCAGTTTCAATGTAGCAACTGCGGTCGCTCAAATCAATGCGCTGCCGTCAGGCGCACCCCCTCTTTTCCAAACCCGCCGCGGCTCCATCGTCTTCCCCGCCGGTGGCCCGGATGGTGCGCAGACCGTCATCAACCTGTTCGAGACGGCGGATCTGTCGACGTTCCTGCATGAGGCGGGGCACTTCTTCCTTGAGACCTCGGACGCTCTGGCCCGGGCGGACGATGCGCCGCAGGCGTTGCGTGACGACATGTCGGCGGTGCGGGCCTATCTTGGCGCCGAGGAGGGCGCTGCCTTCACCACCGAGCAGCACGAAACCTTCGCCCGGTCCTTTGAGGCTTATGTGATGGAGGGTAAGGCGCCGTCTCTGGCGCTGGCCGATGTGTTCGCGCGCGTCAAGGCATGGCTCACCCGCATTTATCGCTCACTCGCCGGCCTGAACGTGAAACTTTCGCCCGAGATCCGGGAGGCGTTCGACCGGATGCCACGGATGCCGAGATTGCTCAGGCCCGCGCGGAAGCGGCCGCCGATCCTCTGTTCCGGGATAAGCCGCCCGGCATGTCGGAAGCGGATTGGAACACTTATCAGCGCCTTGCCCGGCGGTCGAAAGAGCAGGCCGAGGCGAAACTGCTGGAAAAGACCATGGCCAAGATGCGCCGGGAAAAGGAGGCGTGGTGGAAGGCGGAGCGGAAACAGCTGCGCGAGGAGGTCGAGGCGCGGATCACGGCTCTGCCGCAATACCGGCTGATAGAGGCCATGGCGAATGGTCGCATCATCACGCCGGACGGTGACCAGCCTGCGCCGGACGTTCGGATCGCGCGCAAGGACCTGGTGGACCAGTTTGGCGCTGGCGTTTTGGCGGAACTGTCTCGCGAGCGGTTCGGGGGCAAGCGGGCCATCTATGCCGATGACGGACTGCCCCCCGATGTGGCTGCGGAAATGTTCGGCTTTGCCGGCGCGGTCGAGATGGTGCAGATTCTCCAGAACACCACCAAGAGGGCCGATGCCATCAATGCCGAAACCGACCGGACCATGCTGGAGCGATACGGCGATCCCATGACCGATGGCACGATCGAACAAGAGGCAGTGGACGCCATCCACAACGACCAGCAGGCGCAGAAGAACGTGGCCGAGGCCCGACAGATCGCTGCGCGGCTTGGGCGCGACACCCGTTCCATGACCCCGGCCCTGTATCGCCAACGCGCGCGCCTGATGCTGGGCCGCATGACGGTGCGAGAGGCTGCGGCACCGGCCCGGTTCCTCGCTGCGGAGCGCCGCGCCGGCCGGGATGCGGAACGCGCATTTGCCAAGGTGGCGCGTGGCGATGCTTCCGCGCTGTCGATGGCGCTGCAAGCCAAGGAACAGCAGATCCTCAATGCTGCGCTATTCGACCTGTCGCGTCAGGCCGAGGCCGATGTCGGCAAGGCCCGTGAGAAAATGCAGGCGTATAGCAAGAAGGCGGTGCGCGAGAAGCTGGAGGGCGGCTATATCGAGCAGATCGACGACTTGCTCGATCGCTACGATTTCCGCCGCCGGTCCCCGGGACAGGTGGCCAAGACCGAGCGCATGCGCGAATTCGTGGACCGGATGATTGCCGAGGGCCGAGAGGCTGAGCTGATGATCGACCCGCGCATGATGGACGATGCGCGTCGCGTCCATTACTCGCGCCTGTCGCTGGACGAATTCCATGGCCTTCTCGACACCGTGGCCAACCTCGACCACCTAGGGCGGTTCAAGCAAAAGCTGATAACGGCGCGCAAGCAGCGCGATCTGGCGCAGACAGCGGCGGAGGTGGCAGACGCCATTGTCAAGAATATCGGCTCGGGCAAGATCAAGCAGGAAAGCCGAGGCCGGTATCTGCTCGACTTGGTGCTGACCGCTGACACCGTGCTGGTGGACGTGGACGGCGGGGACGAGTTCGGGGCGGCCTATCAGGCGATCAAGCAGGATATCGACGCCGGCTATGTCCAGGTGGACGAGATGAACCGCGAACTGTCGGAAAAGCTGTCCGACCTGTTCAAGGTCTATTCTGCCAAGGATATCCGCGACATGAAGGTCGAGCGGCACATCAATGGCACGCGCTTCTCATGGTCGAAGTGGAAGGCCATCGCCGTCGCCCTGAATACTGGAAACGACGATAACATGGCGCGCGTCTTGGCCGAAGATGCGCATGCCGACCAGCGCATGACGCGGGAAGACCTCGATGCCGTCTTGGACACTCTCGACAAGAAGGATTGGGATTTCGTCCAGTCGATGTGGGATCTGATCGGCAGTTACTGGCCGCAGATCGAAGCCGTAACGCAGCGCAGAACCGGGGTTAAGCCTGGGCGCGTCGAGGCGCGTCAGGTTCCAACCAAATTCGGCACCTATCAGGGCGGGTATTATCCGATCAAATACGACGCTGGCTATGGTCACGCCGCAGCGGTGGATGCACGCACCGAGATGGACAAGTTCATGTCGGCCGGGCGGTTCGCCAAGGCGCAGACCAAGCACGGGCACACGATCGAGCGCAAGGCCAGCGGCAACGGCCGGACACTCAATCTCGACATGGATGTGGCGTTCACTCACCTGCGCGATGTAATCCGCGATATTGCGCTGTCCGAGGCGGTTGATAACTCCTACCGCGTGCTGAACCATGGCGCGGTGGCGCAGGCGTTCATGGATGCGGGGCGGAAGAACGACCTCGACATGATGAACCTCTGGGTTAAGGACGTCGCGCAGGGTCCGATAGTTCACACTGATCCTCTGAACATGTTCGCCCGCATCGTGAAGAACAATTTCACGCTGTCGCGCCTGGCATTGAACATGAAAACCGCGGCCTTGCAGATGACCGGCGTGGCTCAGTCTGCGGCGACCGTGGGTAAGCGCAAGATGGCCCGAGCCTTTGCGGATTACTTGAAGCGCCCCGGAGAAACCTCTCGCGAGGTCATGGCAAAATCCGAGTTCATGCGCCGTCGGCAGACGACGTTCGACAAGGACATCAACGATTTTGCCAACGATGCAATGATTACCAGCCCGCTGCGCGGTCGCGTTGCGGAAGCCGCGGAATTCTTCTCGCGTGTCGGGTTTGCGCCGCTCACGAAAGTGCAGTTCTATGCCGTGGACGTTCCGACATGGCTGGCCGGCTACCGCAACGGCTTGCGGAAATTCGACGGAGACGAGGGGCAGGCGATCGCTTTTGCCGACCGCATGGTTGCCCGGGCGCAGGATAGTGGCGCGATGCCAGACCGGTCGGCAATCTCTCGTGGAACGGTGTCGGAGAATGCCCGGCAGATTGAGTGGATCAAGCTCTTTACCACGCTTCAAGGTTACATGATTGCGAAATTCAACCGCGGTTACCTGACGGCGAAGCAGGGCGTCCGCGACATCCGGGCCGGCGAAACCGTGGCGGAAAGGTTCGGCGCGACCGCCGATATGGCGACCAACCTGATGCTGATCTACGTGGCAGAGTCCGCGATGATGGGCTTGCTCTATCTGGCCATGGCCGCGGGCGATGATGACGATGAACCAGACCGCGAGAAGTTTTTCACTTGGCTGGCAGAGGAAACCGTCGGCACTGTGATTGGCGGCTTTCCGATAGTCCGGGACGCGTGGTCCGTCATGTCCAACCCGGCGGCGACGGGCGGCGGGGTTTACGGTTCGATCACGGAAATCCCGGCGCGTCTCTTCCAGCAGGCCACGCAGGGTGAGAACGATAAGGCGCTGCGGCGTTCTGTGGCGGATGCTGTCGGACTCGCAACTGGCCTGCCCTCTACGGCTTTGATGCGCCCGATCGAGGAATTGCTTGAGGAAAGCGACGAGCGGTCCCTGATCGAGGCCCTGATGGGACGCAACCCGCTGACCAACTGACGCCCGCCAACATATATCGCCCGCACTGCGGTTCCTACCCTTCGCCTGACCCCATGCAGGCAGGCGAAGATGACGGTAGAGAGCGCGAAGAATAAGGCAGGCCCGTTCAACGTCACCGGAACGAGCGGAACGTTCCCACGCGATTTCCTAATTCTGGACGATGACCACCTGCGGGTCATTCGAGTTCGTGACGGCGAAGAAACCGACCTCACGTCGGGAATCGGCCATACCGGGATCGGCACGGCAGACGGCACGGTCGTCATCTCGACCGGTATTCAGAACGGTGACCAGATCTATTTGCTGCGTTCCGTGCCAAACCTACAGCGCAGCGATTACAATGCGCAGGGGCGGGTTAGGACTGAACAGGCCGAGAGCGATTTCGATCTGACGGTGATGCAGATCCAAGACCTCCGTGAAGTGCAGGACAGGGCTCTGACACTACCGGTTTCGTCCGAGATCGACGGAGAGGCGGCCATGGCGGCTGCGCTCGCAGCTCCTCAATATGCAGACCAGGCGAAGCTTGCGGCGGAAGATGCTCAGGCTGCCGCCGCTTCGGTGCCGCCAACCTTCGCCAGCCGCGCGGCGGCCGTGCCTGTCCTTCCCCACCTTCCCAGCGGCAGGCAAGTCAACATAGCTGGCGCGCGCTATGTCATCGACGACACGGCCACAGGCATGGATTCTGCCATGTGGGATATTGGCATCGACGGCGCGCGTGCGCCCGACCGCCCGTTGAATGCCTATGTCGCAGCGTTCCACGACCATAACAGCCCGCGCATCATCCGGCTGTATTCGTCCATCGACGGCCTGTCGTGGCGCCTGCTGAACAGCCTGCCGCTTGAGCACGACAGCGGCGTCATCAACGGCGGCAACCCGGTGCTGTGCTATCGGGATGGGTGGTTCTGGCTTCTGGTCAGCTTTACCAGTGTCGGGAACTACGATTTCCGCATCTACAAGACGCGCGATTTCTCGAACTGGCTGGGGCCGTTCAATTGCAACCTCGGCCCTACTCCGGTCAGCAGCAACGTCAATCCGGCCCCCGGTGCCAGCGTGCCGTGCAACGAGGTCTGGGGGGTGGATATGACCTTCACCCCGGATGGTGAGTTGCATGTTCGCGCCGCCTTGCCGTTCGGGCCTGACATTCAGGACGTGCGGGACCGGACCATAGGCAACCGCCGCGTCTATCGCGTCGTTTGCACTGATCTGGACGCCCTGACCTTCTCCGCGCCGTTGCTGGAGGATATTCCCAGCGGTCACCCCTCGCGGATGTATCAGTCGGTCAGCGGGCCACTATTGGCGCCGACCTTTCCGTTGCAGCACCTTGCAATCAGGCAGTCCGGTGACGCGGGGCTAGAGATGGGGTTTGCGGAACGGTTCTGCGCTGCATTTCCGCTGGACGATCTGATCATCATCCCCTGCGGCAAAGGCAGCAGCGGCTTCGCCAACGGCGAATGGACCGCTGGAGGGCCGTCATACACCGCTGCTGTTGGCCGCATCCAAGCGGTTCTGGCTGGGCATCCAGATGCGGTTGTGGAAGCCGTGGTATGGGATCAGGGCGGGGCCGATGTTAACAACGCCACCTATCAGGCGCAGCTTCTGGATCTGTTCGTCAGGCTTCGCTCGGCCGTGCCCGCCTTGGCTACTGTCCCGATCCTGATGGGCCTGCGGTCAAGCTGGGCCCCGTCCGGGTCTACCGACATCAACGCGGTTATTACGGCGGCGGCGGCGGCCACAGCCAATGCCCATATCGTCTCCGCTGATGGATTGACGGATCGCGGCGATGGCGTGCATTACAATGCCCCCAGCTATCGTCGTCTCGGCACGAGATACTTTGAAGCGTTCGCTGCCGCCCGAGGCTCGGTCGGTTCTGGCGGATCGCCGGTCAAGCGGATCGTCATCATCGCCGGTCAAAGTAATGCGGTGGGCCACTGGTGGTATACAGCCCCGTCCATGATCGACGCATCCGTGACGCGCACGCCGACGAACTGGCTGATGAACGTCAAGGACAGCAGCCAGCAAACGATCCGGGTCTACAACGGCCCCAGCATCATCGGGCCGTGGACTTTCCAGGAGGAAGTCGAGAACACGACTTACGCTATCGAGGGCTCGTCCATTGTCCCGCGCAGGCTCGCCAGCGGGAATGTGGCGTGGGATCTCTACTGCGAAGGGCACAACACTATCCCCGACTGGATCTCGGCGCAGCGCATGATGGTCTACCGCGGCAGCACGGCACTGTCCGGCTGGGGAACCGTGGCACCTATCTATCTGCGCAGCACCCGAGGCATTCGCCACGGCACGCCCCTGAACCTCGGGTTTGAAGACCCGGCCGCTTTCGCCGCATTCGAACGGTTTGCGGCAACCACTTCGGGGGACGGGGTCGAGACGAACGAACAGTGGAACGAACTGCTTTCGGGGAGCCGGACCATCGTTCCGAACCCCGGCGCAGTCTATTATGTCACATCTGATACGGTCACCAACCTCACTATTCTGGACGGGGCGGCGGATGAATTCTATCTCGCCGTCCTGTCGGTGAACGTCGCGGCCGGGATCGTTGTTCGGGCCGCAGGCATGTCGCCTGTCGAGGTGGCTATCGGCTTCGGCCAGAGCAATCACCGGCTGGTGCGGTTCAAAAAACGTGACAGCACCGGGCAGTATTATGCAGAGGCCGGCGCGGCAAAGGCTGCCTTCTCGGTCAACAAGAACGCAACGGCACAAACCGTTCCGGCTTCGACCATTACGGTGGTGACCTTCTCCAATGAGGTTCTCGATGCTGGCGGTCACTTCGCAAGCAGTGGCTGGACACCTCCCGCCGGGCGATACCTCGTCCAGGCATCTATTTCGTTCACTGGCGCAACGTCTGGCGAAACGAACGTCCTGTATCTCCATCGCAACGAAACCGCTATCCGGCGCGTGTTTGCAGCGACCTCTTCCGGCAACAACACGATCACCTTGAGCGGGATCGTAACGGCAAGCGGGGCGGACACCTTCACCCTGCGGGCCGAATTCCCCGGCACGGGCGACAAGACCATCAGCGGCACGCCGAACATAACTTGGTTCGAAGGGGTGCCGGTGTGATGGGCGTGCAGTTCGACGGCCGGATCAGCCTTGGGAACGTGATCACGGCGGGGGCGCTGGCGATAACCGTGGCCATCGCATGGGGCAAGTGGACCACGCTCACCGAGACCATATCGGGGAAGCTGACGGAGGCGACAACCCGCCTTGAGGGCCACGAGGCCCGCATCCGGGTCATGGAGACCACCACCGCCCGGCAAGACGAGCGGATGATCCTGATCCTCGACAGCCTTCGCAAGATCGAGGGCCGGCTCGAAAGGCCCGCGCAATGACCTCGGGCTGGTGGCGCGCCTCTCTCATCATCAACCGCGCGTTGTGCGGCAACGCGTCCGAGCCGCTGTGTTCACGCGTGCATCGCCAGAAGCTGGCGCGCTGGCGGTCTGTGTTCATGTTCTGCGCCGACATCGCATTCGGTGAAGCCGATCACTGCGCCAAGATCCATCGCCGCTGGAAGGCGCTCAACGCGCATGGAGCAACCCCATGAAAACCAACTTTGACCGCTGCCTTTCGCACGTCTTGGCGAGCGAGGGCGGATGGGCGGACGACCCCAAGGACCCCGGCGGGGCGACCATGAAAGGCATCACCATCGGCACCTACCGCGCGTGGAAGGGCCGGGCCGTCACCAAGGCCGAACTGCGCGCCATCCCTGACAGTGAGGTCCGCGCCATCTACCGCCAGAACTACTGGAACCCGGTGCGCGGCGACGACCTGCCCCTCGGGCTGGATCTGGTGGCCTTCGATGGAGCGGTCAACAGCGGCGTCTCGCGCGGCGCGAAGTGGCTGCAAACCGCGGTCGGGGTGACGGCGGACGGCAAGGTCGGGCCGCAGACCTTAGCGGCGGCAAAGGCAGCGCACCCCGAGGCGGTGATTGACCGGGCGTGCAGCATGCGGCTGGCATGGCTTCGGACGACCAAACACAAGGATACCGGCAAGCTGCTCTGGCCGACCTACGGCAAGGGCTGGTCGATCCGCGTGGAAAGCGTGCGCGAGACGGCCATAGCCATGTCGAAAGCGACGGCGCCGCAGACCACCACGACAGAAGCGCCGTCGCAGGGGATTGTCGCGCTACTGGCCAGTCTCATCAAATCAATTTTCGGAGGCAAATCATGAACTGGAACGCAACCCGCCTGCTGGTCTACGTCGCATCCTTTGCGGCTTCGGCGATGGCTCTTGCCGGCTTGGCCGACTTCGACGCCGCCACGGGCAATTTTGATCTGGCTCCGTTCAACCTCTACGCCGCCGTCGGTGCCATTGGCGGCATCGTGTCGTCTGCGCTAGCTGCTTTGGCGCTGTGGCGCGGATGGGGGCGGAAGTGATGGGCGAGGTCCATAAGTTTGAGCCGGTAGAGGTCGGGGAAGGCTATCGCTTCGACCCGGGCGAGATACTTGAGGCCGCAAAAGGCCAAAGCTTCGTGGATCTGGTCATCATCGGCACCTTGCCGAATGGCGAACACTGGACTTCGGGAAACTGCAACGCAGGCGAGGCGCTTCTTCTGATGGAGCGGGCCAAGCTCGAAATCATCGGGGCACTAAGGTGACCGCGTGGCTGATCGCCGCCCTGACGGCCATCGGCGCGGCTGTGGCGGCTTGGCTCAAGGGCCGGGCCCGGGGCAGGGCGGACGCGCAGGCAAAGCAGGACGCGGATTACAGAGAGACGAGGGAGAGGATCGATGCGGCAGGCAATGACGTTGACGGCGCTTCTGATGATGACGTGGCTCGCAGGCTGCGCGACCACGCCGGTAAGCGATAGCGCCGTCTGTGACGCGATCGGGCAGTCCCGCAAGGCGCTGGCTGTGGCGCTGATCGAGGACGGCGGCGCACAGTCCCAGCGGGCGGGATTACGGCTTCTTGATCAGCTTGAGGCGGGGTGCGGATAGACTCTGCGTTCCTGATCCGTTCTCATGGAGCGGAAAGGGAATCGCCATGGCGTCTGTTCCGCATCACAATGTTGTCCGTATCTGGTGCTCTTGTGGGCATGAGGGCTTGGCAGAGCTTCCTCCGGGGGTGCTTCGCCGCGAAGCCCTGCGTAGAGCGCGATGTTCTGTCTGCGGTCGAAAGGGCGCGTCCGATTTGATCGTGCCTACCGCGCATCCAGCTCAAGGACTTGACCCAGAGCGCGATCTGGCGGAGCTGCGAAAAAAGCGCGGCTGGTAGTCACCCCTGACGCCGTGCGCGGTGGGCGTCGAGTGCTTCGGCGGCGTAATGGTCTGCCATCTCGCGGACGGTTGATCCTCTACATCCGCACATGTGCCCACTGCAACAGATTCTCATATCCGGCTCTGAATACGCCCCCATGATGTCGTGAAGCGCCCCCGCCAGCGCGTCCGCATGCGCCCGCTCGTCGGCAAGGGCGGCGCGGAGCATCTCAATTTCGTCGCTGCGGCAGGCGAGTTCGGCAACCAGCCCCCGCCAAGCAGCGTCGGTATCGGTGCGCAGGTCGTCACTCATCGCGCGTCCTCCGGGGGCTGGGGATGCCCCGCTGGCGATAGACCCGCCGCCAAAACCCAACTCGTCACCGCATCGACCAGCGCCTGCCGCGCGGATGTTGCCGTTCTAGCTCGGCGCCAGATAGGCGCGAGCGAAGTGAGCGGAGACAGCCACGCATTGGCGCTGGTGTTTACCCGGCCGATCTCAACCGATCCTAGCACGGCGCGCTCAATCCGGTCATCGACGCGCTCCCATCGGATGGGCAGCCATTCGTCGCTCATGTCCTCTCCTTCTGGTCGCGGGGGTCAGTTCAGCACAAGACGAGGGGGCCGGCGCAGCTTGCCGCCCGTCTCGCTCTCGAATGCCTCGATCTGATCGGGACGGATGCGCACAGCAGCCAGCACCTGCGATCCACGATAGCGCGGGTTGAACGC